AGTTTTATTCTTCTTGCATTGTTAAGTTATTTAGTTCCGAGTCCGACAATCAAGCGATTAAAGGAAAAATTAAGGTAGGAGATAAACTAATTGAAGAAAAAATTGGTAGAACTATTAAGTGGGAACTACAGTTCTCAAAAACCTCCCCAGGGTTTCAATCTGGCGAGTATGATTTTTATTTTAGAGGTGATTATATTGGTCTTGACACCATCGGCGATCTTGTTACTACTGCTGAACTAAACGGCATTGTAGAGCGAACAGGTGCTTGGTACATTCTTCCTGATGGCTCAAAGGTCCAGGGCAAAGAAGCATTTGTTAATCGTGTAAGAGAGGATCTTGATTTGCAAGAATCGATCAAGGCTAGACTAAATGGCTAATTATACAATCTATCAAGGCAAATTTATTTGCCATACCTGCAAAACAGAAGTAAAAACGTTAAGACTTTATGCAGAAACAAAAACAATGACATGGATGTGCAAAGACAAGCACCTATCTGAAGTAAAGTTCGGCAAGCAGAAATACAAGGGCAATGACAGAGAAGAGTGAGTCTAAGAGAATAGGTGCCAAGCAGCACAAGAATTCTGGACGCAACACTCAAAAAGGTGATGCCTCTTGGAAAACCTTTGTCGTAGACTTTAAAGAGGTGGGTAAATCTTTTACCTTAAACAAAGAGGTTTGGGCTAAGGCTACTACAGACGCCATGAAGAATGGCAAGGATCCAGCCATAGTAGTCGTAATAGGCGAGGGTAATTCAAAGGTAAGACTTGCTATAATTGAAATGAGCATACTAGAAGATATGATGGAGGAATAATGGAACAACAAGGAACAACAATAGATATGGTTAATGGTTTGGCAGAGATTGCAGACTATATGCAGGATGAGGAACTTACAGTAGCACTAACAATGATTGCTAAACTAATTATAAAGCCAGACATTCCAATCAATGTTGCTCATATAGAGATTGTAAGACTGCAGGCAATTGCTGCAAAAATGGCTTTTAAGGCTACGTGGATGGCCAATGTAGACAAGTCAGATCGTGGAAAGAAGAACCTTTATTATACGGCAGCAGAGTCGCTTAATAATTTAGTGTCTGCACTAAAGTACATAGCCCGATAATCTGCTATACTTATACTAATAGAAATGAGAAATGATGACGAAAAATTTATTGCATACGGTAATGATAAAGCCAGAAGAAAAGCCAATTCACCCTATCGATATTGCTGGGCTTGAGGCAAAGATTAAAGAAGGCTATACGATTACTCGTGTAGATAAGCATACAACAAAGAAGACTTTTGCACCATCAACTATTGCTTATGGTCATGGGGAGTGTGCTAGATACTGGTACCTTGCTTTTGATGGTCAAATGTTTGAAGATAATGCAGATGCCTATGCATCAGCAAATATGACTGCAGGAACTTTGTCACATGCAAGAATTCAAAATGCAATGTTAAACGCTGGAATAGCAAAAGTTTATCGTGATGAGAATAACGAAGCCACTACAGAGTTTAAGATTATAAATGAAGATCCTCCTATCTTTGGGTATGGGGATGTCATGTTTGATTGGCAAGGAAAAGAACTCATTGGTGAAATTAAAACAATGATGAACGAAGGGTTTGAATATAGAAAGGCATCAGGCAAGGCCAAGACTGGTCACTTAATGCAGTTGCTTATTTATATGAAGATCTTAAAGAGACCAGTAGGTGTTATGATTTATGAAAATAAAAATAATCACGAACTCCTTTTGATCCCTGTAGATGTAAACGATCATTACCGTCGGTGGGTAGACCAGGCATTTGATTGGATGAGACTAGTTCGCAAGACATGGGAAAACAGAACCCTGCCAAACAAAAACTATAGATCAAACTCCAAGATATGCAAGTCATGCCCAATTAAAAAAGCATGTGAGTCTGCAGGTCCAGGCGTGTTAAAAATAGCACCCTTGGAGATTCTCGGTGAACAATTGTAAATGCTGCGACAACAACTTTGAGCCAACAGTATCTTATCAGATATACTGTTCTCCAAACTGTAGAGACATCGCAACAAAAGAAAAGATTGCAGCAAGGTATCTTCAATCTAAAAGACAAAAAAGAAAGGGTAAGACAAGACTTTGCAAGTCCTGTTCAACACCACTTTCTATATACAATGATGATCCAGTTTGCTCATCTTGCAGCGTAAATCCTGATGCAGTCATTAAAGCAATAAAAGAAATAAAGGGAAAAATAAATGGTAAAAAATAAGTGGGGGCTAGAAATAAAGCCACATAAAATTTGTGCTATTGACGCTAGTACTAACAGCCTTGCGTTTTCTTTGTTTGCTGGAGAAAACCTTGAGTCGGTTGGGAAGATTAGTTTTGAAGGAAACAATACCTACGAAAAGGTAATGGATGCAGGTAAAAAAGTAAAAGGATTTTTTGATATATACGGTGGATTTGAAGCAATAATTATTGAGCACACTGTGTTTATGAATAGTCCAAAGACTGCTGCAGACCTTGCTTTAGTTCAGGGAGCCATCTTAGGTGCTGCTGGTCAGACTGGAACAAAAGTAATAGGAACTGTTTCACCAATTACTTGGCAAAACTACATAGGAAACAAAAAAATATCAAAGGATGAGCAATTGTTTATTCGCTCACAACATCCTGGTAAATCAGTTTCTTGGTATAAGACCTATGAAAGAAACCTTCGTAAAGAAAGAACTATAACATTTATTAATACAATCTATGATAGAACTATTATTGATAACGACGTTGCCGATGCCTGTGGCATTGGGCACTGGGCTATAAAAAATTGGGGTAAAGCAATTGGACTTGACAAATAACATCATGGCTGCTAAACTATATACATCAGAAGTCTTTATGCGTAAGAGATATCTTATGGATAGAAAGACTCCAGAAGAAATTGCTAAGGAGTGTGGAGTGAGTTTAGAAACAATCTATGTCTACCTTGCAAAATTTGGACTAAGGAAATCAAAACGATGAAAAAAATTAAACACATTCTATTCTTAATGTCACTATTTGCTGCTGCGGGTTTGACATACACAATTATTACATTAAAGAATATTCCAGAGTCTTTTGATTGGGAGGAAGATGATGAGTGATAATTTAAACATTACAGTCGACCAAGTTAATAACCCATTGCACTACACCTCAGATCCTTCAGGCATTGAATGCATTGAGATTACTAGGCATAGAAACTTTAATATTGGAAATGCTTTTAAGTACCTTTGGAGAGCAGGACTTAAAGATGAGCAAAAAACAATACAAGATTTAGAGAAAGCAATCTTTTATATCAAAGATGAGATTAATAGACTAGAAGGAAAATATGTCAACTGAAGATGATCTAGTTAAGCACCTTGACCAAGTAAACTTGGTAGTAGAAGAATACCTAAAAGGTAATGACCCAACAGTAATCTCTAAGCAACTTTCAATACCAAGACAAAGAGTAGTGACTCTCATCAATGAGTGGAAAGTTATGGCATCTGCTAATGATGCTATCCGTGCTCGTGCTAAAGAAGCACTTGCTGCTGCTGATACACACTACAGCAAGTTGGTGTCTCGTACATACGAAGTTATTGATGAAGCATCAATGACAAATAATCTTAGCGCAAAAACTGCTGCAATTAAACTTGTAATGGACATTGAGTCTAAGCGTATTGATATGCTACAAAAGGCTGGTCTGCTTGAGAACAAGGAACTTGCTGAAGAAATGATGGAGATTGAGCGACGACAAGAAGTTCTTGTTTTAATATTAAAAGACATTGCATCTGAGTACCCACAAATTCGTGATGAGATTATGCGTAGACTATCTTCCTTTGCAAAAGACAACGAGGTGATTACAGTTGTCCACGATGTTCAATGAGTTTCTTGAAGTACTTAAGGATAACCATTTTCAAGAAACACCAGTAGACGCAAAGACATTTGTTGAGGGTGAAGTGTACCTTGGGCAACCTGGACTGTCTGATATTCAGTACGATATTGTAGAGGCAATGAGCCAGATCTATCGCAAAGAAGATCTAATTGATATAATGGGAGAAGAAGAAGGCACAAGATACTTCGAAAAATATACAAAGAATGAAATTATCCTGCAACTTGGCAAGGGATCTGGAAAAGACTTCGTATCAACAGTAGCATGTGCATATATTGTATACAAACTACTATGTTTGAAAGACCCAGCAAAGTATTTTGGTAAGCCAGCAGGAGATGCTATTGATTTAATTAACGTTGCTATTAACGCACAACAGGCAAAGAACGTTTTCTTTAAGGGTTTTAAATCAAAGATTGAAAGATCCCCATGGTTTGCTGGAAAATTTTATGCTAAAGCAGACTCAGTTGAGTTTGATAAATCAATTACGGTTTACTCTGGTCACTCAGAACGTGAATCACATGAGGGTTTAAACCTTCTTCTTGCAGTGCTTGATGAGATCTCTGGTTTTGCATCTGAGGTTGGAACAGGTAATGAACAGGGAAAGACTGCTGAAAATATTTATAAGGCTTTCCGTGGATCAGTTGACTCTCGTTTTCCAGACCTTGGCAAAGTTGTTTTGCTTTCATTCCCAAGATACCCAGGAGACTATATCTCAGAAAAGTATGATGCAGTTGTTGCTGAGAAAGAAGTAGTTGAAAGAACACACGAGTTTGTCATTAATCCATTACTGCCTGACACAGACCCAAACAATAAGTTTGAAATTTCCTGGGATGAAGATCACATCATCTCATACAAATACCCAGGAGTCTTTGCATTAAAAAGACCTACATGGGAAGTAAACCCAACAAGACAGATTGATGATTTTAAGATTGCTTTTATGACTGACCTTGGAGATGCGATGATGCGCTTTACATGCGTACCAACTTTTGCTTCTGATGCATTCTTTAAGCAACAAGAAAAAGTAAGAGCCTGCATGACACTTAGAAACCCTGTGGATAACTTTAAAAGGTTTGATGAATCATTTAAGCCAGATCCAACTAAGAAATATTATGTCCACGCTGACCTTGCACAGAAGCACGATAAGTGTGCGGTAGCAATTGCTCACGTAGAAAAATGGGTAAACATACAAGTAATTAATAACTATGAACAAGTAGCCCCAATCGTAATAGTAGATGCAGTGGCATGGTGGGAACCAAAGGTAGAAGGCCCAGTTAATCTTTCAGAAGTTAAGCAATGGATTCAGAACCTTAGAAGGATAGGGTTTGATATTGGCATGGTTTCATTTGACCGTTGGCAATCATTTGATATTCAAAATGAACTCAAGCAGGTTGGAATGAAAACTGATACTGTTTCTGTTGCTAAAAAACATTATGAGGATATGGCTATGCTTGTATATGAGGAAAGACTTGCTATGCCTGCAATTGATTTATTATTTGATGAACTAACACAGTTAAAGATTATGAAAAATGATAGAGTTGACCACCCCCGCAAAAAGTCAAAGGACTTGGCTGATGCTGTGTGTGGAGCAATATTTGGGGCAATATCACATACTCCAAAAAATATAGACACTGAAGTAGAGGTTCACACCTTTAAAGACAGACCAAAGACTCCAGAAGAGCAATTTGACCTGGATGGTCGCAATGTGATACAATATAAACCTAGCCAAATAAAAGACATCGAAGATTATTTGGATGGACTAAAAACACTATAAACAAGGAGAATACCGAATGAATTCATTCAAGAAAATCGCACTAGCCATGGTTGCAGCCATGACTTTGGGCACAATCGTAGCATCACCTGCAAGTGCTGCTGTAATGACAGTTGCTGTATCATTGGACGGAACGGCTAATACAACCGCTTCTGCTATTGCTACACCTGCTGCATTGCCAGTCCCTGCAGATAATACAGTTGACGCTGCTGACGCACTAAAGTTCGTCGCAACAGTTGACACAGGAACAAATGTTTCTGTAGTAGCAACAAATGCAACAATCGTGTCTGCACTACACACATCTGCTGCACCAGTAGGAGCATCATCAGGATCATCATCTTTGACAATTGCAACTGGTACAGGAACAACCGCAACATTTTGGGTCTACACAAAGACTACAGCGATTGGAACAGTAACTGTTACAAATCAGGGAACAACCTTTACATACTATGTACAGGGAACTGCTGGTAAGATTAATACTCTTACAGTATCTGCCCCTGCTGCTGGTGCTGCTGGTACAAAGCAAGACATCTCAGTAACTGCAACAGATACATTTGGTAACAAGGTATCTGCTAAGTCAATCACTGCAACAGTGTTTGCTTCAACAGCAGTTATGGATACAGCAACAGTAACAACTGGTGCTACACTTTCAGATTTTGGAGTTGCAAAGTTTGTTGCAACACTTCCAGCAACTGGAACACGATCACTAATCACATTCTCACCTACAACATCATCAGATGCAACAACTGCTGATGTAGTTGGTCTGCCTGCTCGTGCACTTGCACCGTTTGCAGAAATCGCAGTTCGTGATCTTGTATCAGAACTCGCAGCACAAACTGCTGCTAAAGATGCAGCACTTGCTGCTAAGGCAATCTCAGATGCTGCAGTCGTAAAGGCTGCTTCAGATGCTGTTGCTGCTAAGGCTGCTTCAGATGCTGCTCTTGCAGCAGAGAAGGCTGCTTCTGCAACTGCACTTGCTGCAGAGAAGGCTGCTTCTGCTAAGGCACTTGCTGATGCAAAGGCTGTTTCAGATAAGGCAGCACTTGATGCAAAGACTGCTTCAGATGCAGTTGTACTTGCTAAGGATGCAACTATCGCTAAGTTAACAGCAGATAATGCTGCTGCACTTAAGTCAATTAAGGATGCTTTCAATTCACTTGCAAAGAAGTGGAATGCAAAGAATCCAAAGGCCAAGGTTACTTACCTCAAGTAATTAGTCCAACATTTAAGGGGTTACCAATTACGGTAGCCCCTTTTTTGTGCAATAAAATGGTATAATCATCCTATCAGACATCAGTCTGCAAGGGGGAAAGGTAATTAAAAAACTAATACGAATAGCAGCAGCCACACTATTGGCATTTGGCTGGCTTATTATCTCCCCAGAAGGTGCACACTCTGATGATCCACTCACAGTAGCAGCCCAAGAAATCCAAGATCTTAACGATAGCATTGACGACCTTGGCTACAAGGATGAATTCATATCCCTAATTGAAGAAGCAGAAGACAAGTATGACCTTGCCGTATCTGCAAAAGAAACCCAGACGCAAACCTCTGACCTATATGATGACTCCCTTGACGCAAAAGCCACGGCACTTGAACAAAAAGCATTAGCCCAAACAGCAGTAGATGGGCAAACAGTAACAGTAGCAACTGCACTAACTAATAAAAACAATGCCTACGATGCTCTTGGTGTAGCAAATATTAATTTATCAACTGCTCAGCAAGCATTAAATAATGCTGGTGGTGCTGGTTTATCATACAATGTTTATAGTTTAATTAGGGTTGACGGCCTTGCAGCCACAGATCAATTCTTATGTAGTGGAACACTAAATGGAAACTATATGACTCGTCCAGTTTGTGGTAATAGATATGAAAACTTTATAGTTAAATTTACTGGGAAAATAACAGTACCGTCATGGTTTACATCAACAAAATTTGCAGGATATACAGATGATGGATTTAGAATGTATATTGATGGAGAACTTGCGATTAATAACTGGCGGGAGCAGGGAACAACTTGGAGT